AATAGATTGTATAAATTGAATAGTTACAGTTCCAGATGTAGAATTTTTTCCAATACTAATATTATATAGATTATTTGAAATGCCATTGGTAATATCTATATTGGCAGTATTATTTGTTACTATATATGGAGTATATTCTGATAATGGTTGAAAAATATTAGATAAATCTTGAGGATACCCGTTCATATTTGTAATATAATTGGTAGTTGGATTTGAACCGCTATTATAAGGTTGAAAAATATTGATTAAATCTGTTGGAACACCATTTAACGAAACATCAAATCCGGTTAAGCCAGACATGTATAAATAAAAAATTGATTATAATTTTCTAAATAAAACAAATAATATAAGAACAAATAAATCAACTAAATATAAGAATGATTATCCCAGTTAAATGTGTCACTTGTGGAATGGTTCTCGCCGACAAATACCGTTTTTATTTAGAAGAAGTGCGTAAAAGGAAACTCGCTAAATCGCAAGATATTAATAGTGTTCTTTATTTAACAAAAGAATTCACTGAAAAAACGGCTGAAGGAGAAGTGTTGGACGAATTGGGATTGACGAAAATGTGTTGTCGTCGTCATCTATTAACTCACGTTGACATTGAATAATATTCTCTTAATATAGTATAATTAATGGTTGCGACAACAAGAAGAAGAAGAAAATCAAGGTCAAGGTTAGGTTCAAGGAAAAATAAGAGTAAACATAGTTATAATATGCGAGGGTGTTCTGGGTCTGGGTCTCGTCGTTCTTGTAATCATTATCATTCTAATAAACACAATTTTTTTGCTAAAGGAATAGAGCCTAAAATGAAAATGCATAGTAAAATGCGTGGCAAGATAAGTTCAAAAAAGTGTAAATGCGTGTGTCATTTGAATAAACATAATGTGCCAGAATGTAAATGTAATTGTAATCAAACAAGTAAAGTCTTTACAGGAGGTGATGCGTTAAATTTATCTTTAGCATATACTGGAAAACACGTTCCATTAAGCCCAAGTCCATATGCGGCATATGTAGGAAAAGGTGGAAATCATAATGCATCTATAAACAAAGCATATCCGATAGTCAAAGATACAGGGGGAACGATGGGATGGCTGAATTCTGGTCAAACGATACGAGGAGGTGGAATGACAGGTCCCGGAACAAGTTATGCCAACGGCTTGGTTGGTTCATCGTGGTCATCAAATCCCGAGACGTGGTCGGGAGTAAATGGTGTTGGAGGTGATGGGAATCATTTATCATTAAATACTTATAATAATGATGTTTCGCGTCAAATGCTTGATATAGGAGCAAATTATCCATTTAATGGAATGTTAAGTGGTGGTGGTCGGGGTCGTCATCGTTGTGGTCCTGATTGCGGTCCTGGTTGTAAATGTAGACGCGGTCGAGGTCCTAGTCGTGGACACAGTTCTAATCACAAAAAAACTTATCGCGGAGGAGGACTTTTGCCTCAAAATTTAGTAAATGTAGGAAGAAATTTCATGAATAATATTGCAGCAAGTAATAACGAAATGAATGGATATGCTGTTCCACCGAAACCGATGCCATATGAAGGACAGTTAGTTTCAGATAATTCAAAATTTTTAAAATATATTTAATTTATATATGGCGTTTCCAAAAAGTTTAAAAGAGTTGTGTAATCCTGCCTTGTTTTATTTTGTCATATCAATTGTTGGATTACTAATGGTTGCTTTTCAAAACATGGGAAATAACCGTGAATTAATGGTTGGTTCGACTATGTTGAATCTTGAAAATAGTCCAGTTATTTTTATTGTGAAATTGTTATATATATTATTTTGGACGTGGATTTTGAATTTAATATGTAAAGATGGTCATTCAGGTATTTCTTGGTTGCTTGTATTTTTGCCAGTTATTTTAATTGTGTTGATAGTGTTGGCATTGATGCTTGAGTAATATAAGAAAGATAAGGAGAGAAAGATAAGGAGAGAAAGATAAGGAGAGAAAGATAAGGAGAGAGAAGGGATGTAATGAAAAATATTTAACTTCACTAATATATAATGAAGTTAAATAAAATAGAAAATGGAATGTCATATGAATTGAATGGTTGGAAATATATATCTATTTATGGTTCTCCTATAAAACGTGGATATGCCTATGGATATTTATGTGCAGAATTATTTACGGAAGTGAAAAAGATGTTGAATTTCCTCATATATGATACAACTGGACAAACGTGGGATTATATGATTGAAGAAATTAACAAAAGTATTAAATTAAAAACGCAATTAGAATTTCCTGAATTATACGAAGAAATGGAAGGAATTGCGCAAGGATACAATGCAGCACACAAAAACACATCACCTTTAACTTCAACCACACTCGACGAAATTATTGCGTGGAATTTTTATTTATCAATGAGTTATTGGGTTTCTTCTGTCAATCCATCCGCTCAGCATCGTGCATCTCCAAAAGAAGGAGGGTCGAGTGATAGATGTAGTGTGATTATTGCAGTAGGTAAAGATTTTACAGAATCAGGTAAAATAGTTGTAGCACACAATTCTTTTACTGAATTTATAGATGGTCAATGCGCAAATGTAATTTTGGATTTAAATCCAGAAAAGGGGAATCGGTTTATTATGCAAACATCTCCGTGTTGGATATGGAGTGGCACTGATTTTTTCGTAAATTCAAAAGGAATTATTGGCACTGAAACAACAATAGGAGGTTTTATTCCGTATGAAAACAACATCCCTGTAGGTTATCGAATTCGTCAAGCCATGCAATATGGAAATACAATAGATGACTGTGTTAATTTTTTATTACAAGGAAATTCTGGTGATTATGCAAACACTTGGTATTTTGGAGATACAAAAACAAATGAAATTATGCGATTTGAATTGGGATTGAAATATCACAGCATAGAGAGAACTACAAATGGTTATTACATTGGTTTTAATGCTACATATGATCCGAGAATAAGAAATATAGAATGTGTAAATAGTGGTTTTGATGATATTCGTCGTCATCAAGGTGCTCGTCGTGTGAGATTGGATGATTTAATTCAAGAATATAAAGGCAAAATAAACATTGAAATCGCTCAAAAAATCATTTCTGATCATTATGATGTCTATTTAAAAAAGGAAAATCCGTGTTCGCGAACAGTTTGTTCTCATTATGATTTGGATGCGCGTGAATACATGTCTGACCCTAGTAGACCAAAGCCATTTGCTCCACGAGGAGCGCTTGACGGAATTGTATGCGATAGTGATTTGGCGAACAAAATGAGTTTTGTGGCTCGTTTTGGCAATTCGTGTGGAATGCCTTTTTCTGCCGCCGACTTTTGTAATAAAAATCGTCAATGGAAATATTTAGAACCATATTTAAAAGATAGACCGTCTGAGCCGTGGACAGAATTTGTAATATCGTCTGCGTTAACGAGAAAGACAAGAAAAACGAGAAAGATAATTAAAACGAAAAAAACAACAATTAAAACTCGTAAAATGCGTAATCATTTATGAATGGGATGAAAGAGAAGAATCGGTTGAAAGAGATGAATCGGAGGTTGAAACAGAAGAAAAAATAGTAGGTATATTCATCAATAAATTGGGTGTTTTTATATTTTCAGGTGTATATGTTTTTCTATAAAATTTGTCGGGTCGTTGAAGAATGTGAAATATCATGTTCATATCATCAACAATATTTCCAGACAATGAAATAAATGAATCGCCAAAATATGATTTTATATTTTTACAACCGTGATAAATAGGCATACAATTATACAATATAGGTGATGATATTTTTTCAGAAAAATAATGATTGCTTTCAAAGTTTTCAATACAAATGGAAAATAAATAATCTTCATATGGTTCTTTTCCTACAAATTCGCCTTTAAAATTATTTACGCCTGTTTTCTCTCTGTATTCGTCGTATAAAGAACACCCGCAACCATAAATATCAATCGGAAATTTATTATCTAAAATTGCAGAAACAAGTAAATGTCTGTATTGATGTCCAGGTGCAAATAATTTTTTACTTATAATGATGCTCATCATTTTAGTTTTTACAACAATTTCTTTTGGAGGTCGTGGCAAATGCCATAAAAATCCTTGATGTTCTATAAATGGTTCAGGCAATTGTAGTTTGTCTCCTATAAAATATTTACCAATGTATTGTTGCGCATAGTTTATAAATTCTGGCGTTAAATTTAAAAATGGTAATGGTTCACACGCCAGTCCAATGACGTTTGTTTTTGGTATGTTTTGGTGTAAAATAGGCATTCCACAATTTAAAATAATGGCGTGAGTGTAATTGTCTGAATTATTGTCTAGAATAATGATATTATCTGTAAGTTTGAGATATTCAGATGTCGTCAATAGAGAAATAAAATTTTGTTTACAAGTTGTGCTATCACAAAAATCAGAAAAAATCTTTATAATATACATTTATTATATGTTTGAGAAAGTATTATAAAAATATGAACTTATATATAAATATGGAAAAAATGGATGAAATGGAAGATATTTCTTGGAAAGTAATAGATACATATTTTAATGAAAATCCCGATAATTTAGTAAGTCATCATTTAAATTCATACAATGATTTTTTCAGCACAGGTATAAACCGTATTTTTAAAGAGAACAACCCTGTTAGATTTATTGAAAGACAAAAAAACGATGAACCAAATGCTAAACAAAATCAATGTCTTTTATATTTAGGTGGCAAAGACGGAACAAAAATTTATTTTGGAAAACCGATGATTTATGATGACAATTATGCACACTACATGTATCCAAATGATGCGCGATTAAGAAACATGTGGTATGGCATTACTATTCATTATGATGTAGATGTGGATATTATATATTATGTGGATGATAAAGAAATAAAGGAAACTCATTTAATTCCAAAAGTGTATTTAGGTCGTTTTCCAATTATGGTTCAATCAAATTTATGTATATTAAAGTCTCTCACTCCAGAAGTGAGATTCAATATGGGAGAGTGTCGCAATGATTATGGTGGTTATTTTATCATTGCTGGAAAAGAAAAATGCATTGTATCGCAGGAAAAATTCGCAAACAATATGATTTATATAAGAAAAAATTCGAAAGATGACATTTATAGTCATTCTGCCGAAGTGCGTTCTGTTTCTGAAGACGCATCAAAACCTACACGCACCACTTCTGTGAAAATGATTGCTCCAACGTCAGTGTTAGAAAATGGACAATTTGTAGTAGCTATCCCAAATGTTCGCAAACCGATTCCATTATTTATAGTAATGCGTGCGTTGGGTGTAATCTCAGACAAGGACATTATACGAACGTGTTTATTAAATCTTGACGAAAATAAAGGATACATTAATCTATTTATAAATTCAATACACGATTGTCACGAAATATACAATCAAACTACCTCGTTGAATTACATTGCGTCATTTACAAAAAGAAAAACATTGATTGGTGTGCTTGAAATATTAAGCGATTATTTTTTGCCCCACATTGGAGAGATGAAATTTTTAGAAAAGGCGTATTATGTTGGTTATATGATATATAAAATGTTAAAAGTCTATACTGGAATAGAATTGCCAACTGACCGCGATAATTTTCGTTTTAAAAGAATAGAATTATCAGGTTCTCTCATTTATGATTTATTTCGAGAATATTATTTGATACAAAAACAAAAAATTACGCTGACAATTGATGCGGAGCATTATTATGCCACAGGAAGATATCAAAAGACGGATTTTCCTAATTTGATAAAATTAAATCATGCTCTTATTTTTAAAAAGAGGATTGTAGAATCTGGATTTTTAAAAGCATTCAAGGGAAATTGGGGAGAGACAGAACATACCAAAAGAGTGGGTGTTGTTCAAGATTTAAATCGGTTAAGTTGGAACACTTTTATTTCACATTTAAGAAAAATCAATTTACCATTAGATCCAACATCAAAGGTTGTTGGTCCGCGGTTATTAAACAGTTCACAGTGGGGATTTATTGACCCATTAGACACGCCAGATGGAGGCAACATTGGATTACATAAGCATTTGACAATTACTGCTGCTGTGTCAACTCACGTTTCTGCATCCCTTTTTATTGATTGGTTAAAATCAAACACAACCTTGAAATTATTAATGGAATGTTCTCCAGAATATATGTATTCGTGCACTAAATTTTTTGTAAATGGTATATGGATAGGTGTTATAGACAATTCTATTGAAATTGTGGAGAATTTGAAATTATTGAGGCGAAATGGAGTGATTCCTGTTTTTACGAGCATTTCATTTAATAATGAACAAAATGAAATACATATTTATAGTGATGCGGGAAGATTGATGCGTCCAATTTATTATATAGACAAAGATGGTCCTAGTTTTCAGAGAGAAGAAGTCGTCAATTTATTAAATACAAATAAATTATCGTGGACAAATATTGTATCTGGTTATGGAAAAAAATCGGATGCTTCTTTTTCAATCAAAGACAATGCATTGTATGATTTAACTGATTTATTTGATGTATCTGCAGAAAAATCTTCTAAAACATTAAAGAAATATAAATCCGTCATTGATTATGTGGACACTTCAGAAGAAGAGACCAGTTTGATTGCTACTACAGAAAAAATTGCAACAACAGGAGCAACTGGAGGCTTACAATACACGCACATTGAGATTCATCCTTCTTTGATATTGGGTGTAATGGGAAATCAAATTGTTTATCCTGAACATAACCCGATTGCGCGTAATGCATTTTCTTGTGGACAAAGTAAACAAGCGGTTTCTTTATATCATTCTAATTATCAAATGAGAATTGATAAAATGGGAGTTGTCTTGAATTACGGTCAAATTCCTTTAATTAAATCTAGGTATATGAATTATATAAATAAAGAACAGCAGCCTTATGGAGTAAACACAATCGTTGCCATCATGTCATATACTGGATATAATGTTGAAGACGCGATTTTAGTTAATCAGGGTTCGGTGAATCGCGGGCTTTTTAGAACGACCTATTTGTCAATGTATGAAACACACGAAGAAAGTATCTCAAAGGGGAATTCACAAATCAATTCTTTTTTTGCAAATGTTCAGAAACATTCTGTATCCGGGATTAAACCGGGAGTTGATTATAGTTTCTTAGATGATAATGGAATGATAAAAGAAAACACGCCATTAAATGATAAAATCGCATTGATTGGGAAATTAATCACAGACCCAGATAACAAAGATGTATATATAGATGATTCCGTTACTCCGAAAAAAGGGCAACTTGGTTTTGTCGACAAGGCATTTATTACAGAAGGTGAAACTGGAACTAAAATCGCTAAAATACGGGTTCGTGAAGAAAGAATTCCTGCGATTGGAGATAAAATGGCAAGTCGTGTGGGACAAAAAGGAACTATTGGATTAATTATTCCGGAAGAAAATATGCCTTTTACAGCGGATGGAATTCGTCCTGATTTAATTATAAATCCGCACGCATTGCCATCGCGAATGACGATTGGACAATTAATAGAGAGTTTATTTGGAAAAGCGTGTTGTATGCATGGAACTTTTGGAGATTGCACTGCGTTTTCAATAAAAGGTTCAAATACGGATTTATATGGAAAAATGTTGACAAATATGGGATTTCATTCAAGTGGCAATCAATTGTTGTGTAATGGTATGACAGGTGAACAATTGTCAAGTGATATTTTTATTGGTCCTACTTATTATATGAGATTAAAACATATGGTAAAAGATAAGATTAATTATCGTGCGTTAGGTCCAAGAACATCCTTGACACGACAGCCGGTTCAAGGTCGTGCAAATGATGGAGGTCTTCGTATTGGAGAAATGGAACGCGATGGAGTGTTGGGGCATGGAGCGTCTTATTTTTTGAATGAATCGTTTTTGATTCGTGGTGATGAATATTTTATGGCGGTATGCAATAAAACAGGAAATGTTGCTATTTATAATCCTTCCAAGAATTTGTTTTTTAGTCCAGGAATAGATGG